TTTGAAAAAGATGTCGTGAGCCAGTTGACTTGGGAGTAAGACTGACTCACTGTATAAATATATTCAATTCAGAATATCTGTAAAGATTATCTATTTTATTTTTCATAATAAATCTTCTAATATTACATTGAAATTAAGAAAGTAAGATACTCGTCTGGCTTCCGAATATGATTTAATAACTTTCAGATATTCTTTTTTGTTGAATTCAAATTCTGGATAGTGATTATTTAAAATTGGTTCAAAGAAATTTATTCCAATTGCTTCTACTTTCTCTAAAGATTCTTTTGGTACAAAAAAGAAAGAAAAACTAACAGAATTTGTATAAGGGTTTTTTTGAATAAGTGATTGGTACATTCTGTTTCCTAAATTTTTGGATTGTCCGATGTAACTTATATTACCATTTATATCATACAAAAGGTATATACCACTTTCATTTTTTAACTTATCAAAAATATATAAATCACATTCACTACGGAAATTTCTGTCAAAACATTCAAAATAATATTGTTCTATAACATTTATGTTGAGTTCTTCAACATCAGTGAATTTGTTTAAAAACTCATGTTCATCTTTACCATAGTGTTTAGCCACCATTCTCCAATGAGCATCAAAGTTTTGTAATACACATAACTCACCACGCCATACTACTTTTGAGGCATAGTATCCATTCAATTTCTTGATTCGTTTTAATATGTCTAAATTTATCATAACACAATTTTAAATAAAAAAATTTGTATAGTCAAAAAAAAAACCAGTCAAGTTTCCCTGACTGGTAGTGTAAGACATATTGTCCGATAAATTTAGTCTACTTACTGAACACTAATAAATATAGAGGTTTCTATAATAAATTAAACAATATTTTGAAAAGGATATACCGACTCTTCTCTCTTTTAGTCCTAATACCTCCACCAGGAATTAAGTCTAAAGAGTTTGGATACCTAAATGGAACTCTATGTCCTCTGATAAAGAATTATCTTACTGGTTCTTTATCTTCTTAGATTAGTAGTCTTTCTGTATTCACTCTAATCCCTAAAGTTCCCCACACGTCCTTTTACTTTCCAGTAAGTAGACTAAATTTGGACTCGAGTTGTCAGTCGGACGACATTGCTCGATATTGTGGTTATCTAAGTAGATTCTTGTCTTGAGTGGTTCTCCGTTCCAAAGGACTGGGGTCAATTCAAATCAACACCCCATTTATGTCTATACTAATACATATAAAAAAAAACCAATAAATCCATATATCTTAAAAAAAAGTTTAAAAAGATTTAGAAGTACAATCTCCATCGACTCTTTTTTTCTTTCTATTATATTTAAGAATATGGGAGATGGTTTAGAAAAGTATCAGTCACGTAGGATACTCACTGATAAAGGATGGATGTTTTTCTGTCGTATTTGTGGGGATTATCAACCCGAGAGTCAGTTCTATAAAAAGAAGGGTTCTAAATGGGGATTAGCCCATAGTTGTAAGATTCACTCAACTCGAAAGGGAAAAGACGATAAGGACATGGAACATATCAAGTTCGATCCCCTGACTGAATCAGATTTTATAGAATCCAAAAAACTACTACAGAGATTAGGTTACGACATCCACAGTGATGTACCTATTCACGTTCAGTTCGCCGCTCGGATGGAAGCGAAAAGTCGTGTCTCTGGTGCCACTGCTTCCATATAGGTTTTTCCAAATCAAAACCCATACGTTTCATAACCTCTTTGACTTCTTGAACGTCCGATTGAGAAACCCCCCAAAAGTTGATGTATCTAAATTCCTTTTGAGCCAACTCAAATTCCCGTAGTTCCTCAGAACTACGACGTAAACGGACTTTATCTTTTTTATTGTAAACCTTGTTAAAACATTCCTTACAGTTCCGAGTGACACCATAAGGTGCGGAATCACGTTGTACCATCTTGTCGTAAGTCTGATATTCCCCACACAAGGAACAAATGAAATGCGGAACATCATCTATGAATATCCGTTTGTCTGGTAAAGTCTTTTGGTATCTCATCTTTTATACATACTCCAAAAAAAACCTAAGGAAAGATTTTGCCAGTTCAAGGTTTTGTTGTATCTTTACTGAACTAAATTAAAAATGAAAATGAAAAATCAAGTAGTAATCGGGGAAGGACAACCAATCAAAAACGAAAAAGACATCGTCAAGTTCCTAAAGTATATGTCTAAAAAATACTCTATCACCCAAGAAAAAGGTGTGGTTGATATGATTGTAACTGACTACAAAAAATCACCAAAGGGTAAAGATCATTTGGTTATGTCTAATCGTGGAAACGAGTGGTTTATGAACTTTCTTTCCAACGAAGAAGTTGTAGATATGATTGAAATTGAAAAAAACACCAAAGTTTTTTCCAAGTAATTTTGCCAGTTAAAATATTTGTTATATCTTTACTGAACTAAATTAAAAATGAAAATGGAAAAGCAACTCACCCCCGAACAAAAAGTCATCAACGACAATCTACACAAAGAACACCCTGAACTTATGAAAAAAGCACTCAACGCTTTTTTCCGTCACGGAAAGTTCTACGGAGGTCTCTATGGTTATACTTGGAAAGGTTATTCCGCCTTCGCTAAAGACACCTTCGTTCTGGCTCGTCTATTTGAGAACGACTACGCTGAAGTAATGTTGAAAAATAAAAAAGTAAAATAAATCAAAATGGCAATCCTTGACTTACTACACACCAATCAAGAATACTCTCACGCATTTCACATGTACTACCAATACGTGGGACGTAACAAACGTTACGCTAACATCTACAAAAAAAAGATGGAGAAAATTGAAAAGAGTTTGACTTCAACCAAATAATATCTTATATTTTATCTATAAAACTATAAGAAATGAAAACCAAAGAAGAACAAATTATTTTCCAAAACCAATCTCACTTGGTTCAACGTTATTTTGAATCCTGTGGAATATGTCCGAGTTTATCCGACATCTGTTTAGCCACTGATTTAATGGTACGTTGGGCAATGGAAGGACATTCGAAAGAATTGTTTGGACGATTTGAAAATTTAGACAAATATATCAAAACCAAACAAGATGAATCACAGAAAAACTGACGAACTCTTTTTTCTTGATTTACCCGTGTTTTATGGGGACAGAAAGGAATATATCCAACGATTAGATAATATCGTCTTAGACAAAGAAAAAACCACCTTAAATTTGAATTATGAGTAAACTGTCAGAACAGCAAATGAAAACCTTACTTGAGGCTCTAAAGAATCTCAAGCAACAAGAACTATCAGGAAACCAAATGGATCTGTATAATTCAAAATCTTTGGATAATCCTGAACTCGTCAAATACTTTGAAAATAAAGAAAATAAGATTCACGATTATTACCGTGAACTCTCCTCAAAATTGTATAATATAATTCAGGAGTGATTACTTCTTAGGTAATCCGTTGTAGTTGTACCAAGACGGAATGTCACAACCCGACATTTCCAACCAACCATTACGGGAAGCATACCACCCACGTGAGGGTAAAGTCATCGAGGATTTGAACGGAGTATTGGGTTCAGGGGGTAAGTCTCCATTATTGGTGATTAGCGAATATTCAGGATATAGTGAAACGTTCCAAATGAGTTGACGACGTAGAAGGTTGTCGTTGAACTCTGCTTGATTCTTAGCATTTTGTTTCAGGTATTGTAGTGTCTTTAAATCGACGCTACCCCCCTGCTCCGTTCTATTTTGAACAAGTCCCACAGCACTCCATTTGACAAAGAAATTGTCAAGAGCGATGTAGTAGGCGTAGGATATCAACATAGGTTGAATCCAACCGTCCAATAAATTCTTGTAATTTACATTGACAGGGAGACTGATATCACCAGTATCCACCAAGTCTAAAATCTTGTTGAACAGATTTGTTCCCAATGACTCCTGTAAAAAAATCACCTGACTTTGCGCTATGCAAAATCTGAGTTCTGAGGTATCTACAGATGTACCGTTAATTGCGGTATTCTCAATGAGTTTCTGCTCGGAAATTAAAAGTACGTTATAGTTACTCATGTTATACGATTTGGTTTTGAGCAATCACCAAATTTATCTGTTCGTTAGGGTATATCAACTGAATAAGTGGTTCGATTTCCCTTGTAACGAAATTCTGTAATGGTTTGATACTCGTATTCATAAATAGTTTGTATGCCGTATCCAACTGATCAGCCGATGAAGTAAATCCACCAGGATTAGGTAACCCAAGTAAACTACCGTCTACGATTTGGTGTCCTGATAAAATCTGCTTCTGAACCAACTCAAAAACTTCAGCATAAAATCCTTGAGAAATACTGGTACCGATTTGTGTGATATCAGGTTTCTCAGACGCCTCTCCATAGGACACAATGACACGTCCCGCATTGTTTGAACCCACATACCTGTCTTCGATATTGCGTAAAATCGTCTCTTGTTCAATTTGAGAATCAGGAGCGTTTTGATTGAAGTGAACCCAAAGTGAGGGTGAACCTCCGTTAATCATCTGTGCGAGGTTAAACACAGTAATTTCGTGGTTTAATCTAATATCATTGACAACCGATAGATACGTTGGAGAACCATAATACAAGTATCCTGGCTGATATGACTTTAGATGGACGATTTGTCTGTCGGTATAGTTCTTAGGATCGAACGACACAAACTCAATCATCCCCACGTTTTTCTTTTTGTAGTTAGCCCAATCCTTTGAGTAAAGGTATTTGGTGACATCTCCACCATCTTCAACTGGTTTGTGACATCTCATAAATTTACTTGGAATAACATGGAATCCTGCGATACCCTCACTTCTATCGTTTTTCCATATAATCTCAAGGAATACGTTTCCTGTGACGATTAGTTCAAAGAAGATTTGTTTGAGTACGTCGTTAATGGTTTCCTTCGTGTTGATACGGTAATCAACCTCATATCCCGTTCCTGTTGCGTTATCTACCTTGGCTCTTACAGCAGCGTTATGGATGGGGGAAAAGTCCAACAAATCGTAAAGAAAGTCTACGAACAAGTTTGATTCACCCCAACGA